ATTCCCAGATGTAAATGTAACATTACCACCTGACGCATCTCCAGCACCAGATACTGTGTAGTGCGTGGTTAGAGTTTTGGTTGTTTCAGCTCCTGTAGAGGATCTGATGATTACTTGTAAATCTGAGTCTGCAAAAATCTTGAAGCTATAAGCAAATACTGTTGTGCTTGAATTACCTGAATATGAATTTTTTACTGTAGTTGAAGATACTGTCATATTAGAAACCTTTAAATGTTGATGATGGTTTAGTCAATAAAAAATCTTGATTATAATCTCTCTTCATTCTTCTTTCTAATCGTCTTAAAGTACCAGGAGACATTGTTTCCATAATTTGATACCCAATTAAATAGTCAAAAGCTGTTTTTAAATAAAACAAGTTTAAAAAAGGTATACTTGAACTAACAGCTCTATAAGCAGTTCTACCTGCTTTACCACCTTCACCTCTTATACCATATTTAATTGCTTGAACAAGGTCAAATGCTGTAATAGGAACTGGTCCTGCAATAGTTCCAATAATATCACTTCCTGTTCTTGTTTCATTAAATAAAACATCTCCATATATACCAAGACCACCACCTTGTAAAAAAGCTGCCATAACAGTTTTACTTTTAGTTGGATCTCTTGGTGATCTACCTTTAAGTAAATCTTTAATTGTCATTGATAAATATCCTAATAGTCCAGATGTAACAATAATAGAACCTAATCCAACTATTCCTCTCGCCAAATCTTTATTAGGTCCTTTAAAATAATCTATTTCTCTTCCTAAAACTTTTTGTACAATTGATAATGGAAATGCTTTAAATTGACCAAAAAATCTTATTGCTTCACCCATAGGAGTTCCAGCTAAATAACCTTGCGTTAATGTAGCTCTAACTCTAGCATCAGGTTCAATAACAGCATAAATTGATCTATCTAAAAGCATACCAGAAACAGATGCTTTAAATTTATCTTTTTCAATTAATAATTCTCTTTTACTTAAATTGTCTAATCCTGTTATTTTTTTAATATCTGCATCTGATATTTGATCTAATAAACCTATATTAATAAACTCTTTTCCATCATCTGCTTTTTCCATAGTTGTTTTTCTAATAATATCCCATTTAGTAGAATCAATATTATAAACATTAAATAAACTTTGTAATTGATTGTTAAGTTGATTAAATTTTAAATTTTTTTGTTTAGCAAAATAATTTGCCATACCCAACATAGCACCTTCTTTAAGTGTATTAGTCCACCAAGATAATAGATTTACTTTAAAAAAAAATCTTTGTGTTTTTGTAAAACCTTTACTTAAATTATCTCCTACTTGATGTCTACCAGCAACATCATAAATAGTATTATCTCCTATAAAACCTAAACCTTCAGCAATATCTTTTTTTTGTTGTGTGTTTTTAATTTTACCTAAACTTCCCATAGCTTCTGCCATACCTCCTAAAAATGATCTACCTTGGTATCTCATTTCTGAACCATATAAACCTATATCAGCAGCAGCAGAAACTGTTGCACCACCTAATTTTGCAACAGATGCTATAACCCTTGCTATTGCAGAATATTTAGCAACACCAAAGTTTTCTACTGTATAAATAGAACCATCTACAACTCTTAAATATTTATTAAAAATATCTGGTGTTAAGTCAGATTTTCTTCCAAGTTTATTTAATCTATTTCCTACTGCTGTTCTAATTTTATTAAAATTATCTTGAGGTTTTGTACCTAAAGTGTCCATAATACCAATGTTTCTTCCAGCAGTTTGAAGTCCAGAAAAGAAAGATTCTTTTAAATTACCTACACCAAATTTATCATTATAATCAAACCAATTATCAGCAGTTTTAAAATGCAAAACTCTTTTTGCAGATAAACCTGCTGCTTTTGCAACATCTGTACCTCTAGCAGTTGATCTGCTACCATAAGTAAAATCTGCACCATCAGATTTTAAATATTGATTTCTTACAAGTGAATTATAAACAAATAACATAAACTCTTCTTGATCTTCAACACCTGCAAAAGTTCTTTCTTGATCTAATTTTTCCATTACAAAATCTCTCCATGCTTTGTAATTTCTATTATAATTAATATCTTTTTTACTTTTTAAGTTTGGATCAATACCATCATCCATATCTTCTAAATTTTTACCTAATACTTTTGCAGCATCTCTAACAAGATAAGGATCATGTGATTGTCTAACTATATAACCCCATAATTTTCCAATATTTGCACCTCTATCATTTAATTTTATTCTTATCATTTCAGAATATCCTTCCATAGCTTCAGCTAATCTAATTATATCAGGATTAGTTTCTGTTACAGGTGGTCTCATACCAATTTGTTCTTCCATACCTGTTTTTTTTTGATTTAATTCATACATTGTTCTAACAATTCTTCTTTGTGTTTCTTTATCTGCTTTATCAAATAATTGAAAAGATTTTTCATTTTTTATTTTTTGCATAAAACCTGATATTAATTGATTTTTACTTGCTTCTTGTTGTGAAGCAACAGATGATCTTGCTCCAGTAACTCTTCTATTTGTTCCAACTAAAATTGATATTAAACCTTCTTTTTCATCACCTTTAAAATTATCTAAAACATATTCTACATATTTTCTACCTTTGATTTCATTTTCAATAGCATTTCTTTTATTAATTTTTTTTTGTAGTTTTATTTGTTCAGAAACTTCTTGAGAAATTTTGTCTACATTTATTTCATCAATGGATGAAATTTTTTGTTCAGCTTGTGCAATTTTAATTTGATTAATAATTTCATCTTTTCTAACTGATCTGATTGATGATTTAGAAAGTAATGCTTCAACTCTTGCTAAACATTTTTTTGTCATAATTATCTTCCATTAACGCAGTTTATGCCATCTTTTATAATTTCATCTATTTCATCTGATCTTTCGTTTACTTGATCTAATTCATCTTTAGTTGATTTTACTTCAACATCATTATCTATTTCTATTTGTTTTGCTTTTTGGTTTTCTTTGATAGCATCTAATCTTACTTGTAAATTATTTATTTCAACATCAACATCCGAACTATTTTTATTAACAACATTTTGTTCTACATTATTAAGTTCTATTTGATCTGCTGTAGAATCTAGTTTAGGTCTTACTTGTGATGTAGAAGCAGAATCTACTGAATTTTTTAAAATAGGATCAGCACTAGCAACAGGTGATACATCTACAGGTTTTTCTAATAACAAATCATTTAAAGATTTTTCTAATAATGTTTTTCTTGTTTGAGGATTTGTTTTTTCTAAATCTCTCATTATTCTTCCATTTTCAGGATAATATTCTTTGTATAAATTTAATTCTTGTTCAGGTGTACCTGCTTCTTTCATTCTTTTTTTAAATTTACTAGCAGTTCTTAAATCTTTTAATTTACCTGCACCTATATGAAGTCCACCACCAAGTATAGTTCCAAATGTAATATTTAATAAACTATCTGCTAAACCATAATCAGCTTGTACTTCTTTTGCTACTCCATAAACAATAGGTTCTACAATAGCAGCACCTACAGCACCTTCTGTAACACCTTTTGCTAATCTTGCTCTAGTAAAACCTTGTCGTGCAACAAGTCCTGCAAATCTTGCTTGACCAAAGACAGGTATAAAAGATGCAGCAATATTAATAGGATCAAAAAGAGACACTCCTAATCCTGTAGCAAATTTTAATGCTCCTACACCAAAACCTTTTGGTCCTCTTTCAATAATGCTTTGTCTACTTCTTTCATCTTTTTTTTCTTCAACCATTATATCTACAACAGATTGAAACTCATCTTCTTTAAAAAATAATCCTAAATCAGAATATTCTTTGTTTAATTCATCTCTTGATATACGAACTTGATTATCTTCAAGAGCTTGTGATCTTGCAGATTGCATATCATAATATGTACCAATAGAAGATAAAGGATTAAAGTTCCAGTTATCAGCAGCAATAGCTCCAAGAGTTTCTCCAAGTCTTGTAGAATATTGATCGTAACCAAACTTTGATGCAGTTTCGTTTATATTTAATCCAAATCCTAATTGTGCCATTATCCTCTGCCTACTCTTTGTTTTTCTATTTTAGATTTAGTTCTTATGTCTAAATCCATATCTTTATCTGTTCCAGGAATTGTTAAAGATGTATCATCAAAAGTAAAAGATAAATATTCTCCTTGTTGATTTTTTACAGGACCAAAAGAACCATCATTAAATACAATTCCATAAATTAAACCTGTACCATCTGCTGTATTTCGCCATTCACCAAAATTTTTTAATTGATCAATCATAGCTTCATTAAGTTGTATATCTGTTACATCTTCATCTACAGATTCAAAAGTCACAGCATCGAAATCTTCTACATAAAAATCTTTTATAAGATTTGCTTTTTCAACAATAAAATCTGCACTTGATGTGATAGATTTACCATTGTAAACTAATGGTACAAAAAAAGTATCTTGTATTTCAAAACTATTATTAATTAAATTATAAGCATTTTTTTCTGCTGAACCTTGAGATTCACCAGCAACCATTTCATTTAAAGCATAATAACTTAATACATCTACAATGTTATCCATTTTATCTAAAGCAACACTTGTATTAAATCTACTACCTCTCATAACAACATCTTCAAACTCACTTAAATTATCTCTAATACTTTTTCTTACATCGTTAAAAGTTATATTATTATCTTTAGCGTATTGTTTTAATCTGTCTTGTTCATCTTTAGAATCAAAACTTAAAAATCTTTCTGTAAGTTTTGGATTGTTAAAAAAAGAAGAAAGTTCAGCAGTAACAGGTAAACCTGCATTTGTTAATTGAAGCATAGCATTTGAATTATAATCACCAAACTCTGCATCTAAATTTTGTAACATTGCTACACGCATGTTTTGATCTCCATTTACATATCGTTCAACAAAATCAGTTGCTTCAGAATTTGACATAACTTTTATTTGATAAGGTGGTTGACCCATATTTAATTGAGTTTCAACATATACTTCTGTTAATGCTTTTTTCTTTTGTAATCTTAAATCTGGATTATTTTCATTTTGTAGTTCATCACTTAAAATTTTTATATTATCATTAGTAGCATTTAAAAAAAACACAGGATCACTAGCCATTGCTTCATTTCTAGCATTTACTGCTTCTACAAGAATTTTTTTTTCTTTTTGATACTCAATAAATGTTTTACTTTGCTCTCTTTCTGAAAGCATATTATCTAAAGTTTCTGATAAATTTTTATTAGATGTTGTGTTTAAAATCTTAACATCAGCAACAGTATTTTTTACATTATTATATTCTTTCATCATTGTACTAAATGTTCTTGGCGGTAGAATTTCTTTTGCAAAATTTACATCAAAAGGAACATCTTTTCCAAATGCAGCTGCAGCAACAAGATTTTTATATTCATCTTTTATTTCTGGAATTAAAACACTTTTAACTTCACTAATTAAAGAAACTCTTTTGTTTAAATCAAGATCAACAAATTTATCTTTATTCATTAAATCTGAATATGCTTGTCTAGGATTTGAAGATATTAATTGACTAACTTCAAATATTTGTATTTCACTAGGTATACCTTGAATTAATTTGTTATATTCATCTGTATCAATTCTACCTTTATAAGTTTGCTCATATAATGTTTCTAAATCTGTTTGAATTAAACTTAAAGCTAATGGATCTTTATCTACATAAGCTGCTGTTAATAATCTATTTCTTTTAACTGATACTTCGTTATCTAGTGTTTGAATAATATTTGTTGAAACTCTATTATTAACTTTAAATATACCTTTTTGAACTTCTCCTAAAAAATTATTATTAAAAGAAGATTTAACTAAATTATTAGATGCTTGATTAGAATATTTTTCTTGAATAATTTTAGATTTGCTTTGAACAATATTAAATGCTTGATCTTTATTATCTAATCTTGCAGCTTCGTCAAATACATCTGTAAGTTCTAATAATGCTTTATTTTCTAATGATAATGCTTCAGATTTATTTTCTAAATTTTTTTCATTAACTGCGTGTTGAGTAACAGCTCTTGTAACTGGTGCTAAAGCAGTACCAATAGTTTGTGATAATGGTATTTGAGTTCTTGATTGAACAGATGGTGCTTCAGCAGTAGGTCTAGCCTCTGTTGTAAATGTAGGTATCTTTGGCATTAGAAACTATATCCTCCACCATAAGTTTGTAATCCACCTGTAAAAGTATCTGATCTAGGTGTTGAACCAAAATTACTCATTCCTAATAAACTTGTACCAGTAGAAGCAATAGTTCCTATCTGTGCAAGTCTTGCTTGTTGTCTTGCAATGTTACCCTGTATTCTTGCAAAATTTGCTTCTTCTATTTTTCTTGATTGAGCAACTTTAGAATTGTATGTTATTATTTCTCTTTGTAATGCAGCTTCTCTAGCATTAGCAGTAGCTATTTTATAAGCAGTTCCACTACCTGCAACTACACCAGATTTTGCAAAAGCAACTTTTGTTTCTCCCTCTAATTTTCTAAAATTTTTATCAAATCTTGCTATATCAAATTCAGATTGTTTTTCTATTAATTCTGCTTCTTGTTCTGCAACTTCAGCATTACGATTAGCAACAGCTTGATTATATCTACCAATCGCACCTTGTTGTCGATATTGCACTGCACCTATTGCAGCTGATACTGCCATCTGCCAACCCATTAAAATATCCTCGCATATCTGTATTGGTCTGAACCATCAAACCCATAGTGTTTCATTAATCCCTCGTTCTCTAATCCTAACCACTCTGCAAATCTTATACCTTTATCAAAGTCTGATCTTAC